CGTGTCTTAACAGAAGACGTATCGCCATTCTTTTCTACCAGAGAGAATGACTTTGCAGCCTTTACATACTTTGCAAGAATGAGATCTGCTTGTGTGGAAAGGTCATCAAGAGAATAGTTATCCATCTTGCTCATAAGATCTTTAAACTCAATGCTGTCTTTAATTAGTTCATACTCATCGTTGTTCTGAATCTTTTCAACCTTTTCAGCATGTGCCTCTGCAAGCTTGTATGTATTTAATTCTGCTTCCATAGAAGCGTATGTGGTTCTCATAAGTTCGAGAGCATTCTTTTCTGCTTCGGTAATAAACTCAGCAAATACTTGCTCTCTATATCCTACAAGAGACACACCCTTATCATCATGAAGATATTGCTGTGACCAATATACTCCGGGCTTATCCCAATCCATCATAACAAATCTGTTATCATACACCTGGATGATATCAAGGCATTCTTCTGGATACGCATTATAAACGAGATTATAAAGAGCATAACGAATATCATCATGACTCAGTTCATACTGAATAGTGAACTTCTCTTCAGAAGCACCTTCGTTCTCGTTCTGATTTTCAGTAGCCTGATCTTCTTCAGCAGAAGTAAAATCCTCTGTTACTTCGTTTTCTGCTTCGCCATCAGATTGACCTTCCTGATTTTCAGTATTCTCTTCAAACTCAGCTTCTTCTTCCTGAACGTTTTCAGAAGTACTATTATCTTTAGTATCATCAAACTCCTGAGTATCCTGAGTGTTCTGAGTATCATCTTCAGACACAGACTCATTCTCAACCACAGCTTCAAGTTCTACAATAGGCTCAACATTTTCGTTATTCTCATCCATCTGGACAGACTCATTCTGTTCAGCCTCGTTCAGAACCACATCTTCAACTTTGTTTTCATAGTCCATTAGAGCTTCCTCCTTTCTTGCAGTATTATCTATAGATAAATTAGAGAGGGTGGTATTAAGCTTCTCTAATGTTTCTATTAATTTCTCATTGTTGTCTTTTTCTTTTGAATACTTGACAACACTATTATTGTCCTCTTTGAAATCATCAATAATGAACTTAGCACCTTGCATACCTTCTTCAACCTGAGAACCGTAGTCACGGCTATCAACACTTCTTCCAAGTAAAGTACAACCCTCAACAACAAAATCCTCAAGGATAAGAAGATTATCATCACTATTCCATGACATTGAGTTAATGCTTAACTCAACTGATACCTTAGTGCCACCTTTCTTTTCAATAATCTCGGCAGCTCTGGTATATGTCCTTGGAATTGCGGCTCTTGCGTACACAAAGTTTTTTTCATTCTCTTCATCATATTTCATGTACGGAGGATCTGCGGTAAAGCATCCAACCTGGGACTCAATGTACTCTGTATTACCATCCTTATCTATTTCAATTTCATGAGACGTAAAATCATAATCTTCAGTCTCTTCATCGAAGCATTCTATATATGCAAGGATAGGTTTATAGCGCATTGTTCCCATTGCCTTTACAGCAGCGTTATCCGGTACATAACTTCCATTACGATTCTCTCCTACGTGAAAAGCTTTAACGGTTCCAAAAAAGAGAGTATCATCTTCAGTTTCCGTTTGTTCTTGATCAAGATTGAATACAGCAGGAGTCTGTACAGAAAGTTTATAACCAGATTCAGAAGAACTAAACTTTGCTAAGTTACCTGATTTACAAAAGGACACCAGATCATCTAATGTTAAAATCTTTTTACGCATTAGTCTGATCCTCCTTTCGTAGGATAATAAATATAATTTGAATCAATATATGATTAATTGAAAAATAATGTATTTGTATAAGCAACGTCATCTAATTTTTCAAATATCATTTTCTTTGGTTCGTTCACAAATACAAAGTAACCACTCTGTGTCTTTTGCAGTTGCTTGAACCCTATATAAGAGAGGAAAGCAGCTGTATCTGGATTGAAAGTGGTTATGAATTTGGGATTATTTAATTGAGACATATAATTAATCTCCTTTATATGATTGGCTATTATCAACACCGGATATTTTATCCCAATAATAACCATTTAATTTAGTATGATTTTTAATTGCTTTAGTGATATGTGGTTCACGCAATGTCGTACCATTTGGATCTGTTTTTGTGAGATATTCTATAATGTCAGCAACAGAATCAAATACTTTAATAATGTTATTGCTGTCATCTATCATATGATATAAATAAAAATGTTTCGCATTTCTGATTAATTGTTTTCCATGCTCAACTATGAAATGCCGATTAATTGGTTTCCCTTGTTTAATTGCTTTGGTAATGTTACTAATACTGTCCCTCTTATAATTCAAGTAATCGCATACTTCGCTTAGTGTGCCAACAGAAGTTATATAATTCCCATAAAAATCATATATATCTAACGGACGCATGTGTGACGGAAAATCATTTATGTCAAATTTCTCTCCATCGTATTTTAATATCGTGTTAAAATATGTGCGATTATTGTCTAAGTGATTTTTTAATTCACTACACTTAATGCCAAGTTCTTTCGCAGCTATTATTGGATTACTATATCTTGCAATGATATTTCCAAAACTATCATATCTAATAATAGGTTTATCTATCAAATGATTCTCATAAATTGCAAAATAGTATTTGTTTTCTTCAGGCGTTTTAAGAATTTTATCTAACGACACTCCAATCATAAATGACAACTGTTTTGGTTTTTCATTTTCATACGCCCAAATAAAACCAGCACACATATTCCTTTTGCCTTTACACGCACGTATTATATGCTTCGCATCTATGTTGTTCTTTTTGGCAGCTTCGGTTATTGAATTATAAGATTCAAGCAAATGAAGATAAATATCATACTTACATACCTTGCGCTTAATTGATTCAGGTGGAGAGGCATATATACCACCTTCTTCAACATTATAACCACAATGTCCAACTAATGAATTATACTTTGTTATATAGTATATTTCTAATTTATTTAATTTATGAACAAGATCTTCCATATGTTCAGCCACAACACATTCAATTTGTTCTATATGGAATTTTTCCCTACCATGATAACGCATTGCTTTATATAATGGAGTCATTTTAGATTTATTAATGGCAGATGATTTGTGACCGTGCCATCGTTCTTTTATTGTTTGTGTCGTTTGTCCAATATATACGAGATCGTTCACATCATTATATATTTTATAAATATATCCCTCATACATATTTGTTTCTGGATTAAAACTCATAAAATCCTCCAATAAAAATAAGGCTACATTTCGTAGCCTTATAGCGCAACAAAACAAATTGTTTTGCCATTCACAGTACGGAGCATTTGCCGTACAGTATACTTAGGATGTTCATTAGAGTTATATCTTAAAACAATATATTGTTTTAATTCATTTTAAATTATGTCATACCTTCGACCCGTCCTTCAGCCCTGGCTTCCTCACCTTTCTCAGAAATATCAACTTCATCCTCAAGTGGTCTGCCACCAACATCTTCAGGTGTATAAACTCCACCTGCTTTACTTGTGCCATTATCATCAATATCACCATTGGGCTTATAGCTCGTACTATAGGAATTTTGGAAAGGCTGCATAAGCTTACGAACCCCCATAACTCCTTCCATTTGTAACTTACAAAGAGCAGAGTATGGAGTGTAACCAAGAGCGGTCATATAATCCAATCCAGTAGTAGCTCCAAGCGTTCCGGCATCCTTAAACTTTTGAATATAATCAGATTCATTGAACCAAGTTTCTTGATGAAACTCAAATGATATGTGTTCTGACATATTACGTTTGATGTAGTAATTAAAACTTGACTCTAATCTTCCAAGCCACATAAAACATGTACTTGTATCGTTTAAGATCTTATATCTCAGAGCAACAGTATTAGTACTTGACTTTGATCCTGCAACAATCAATTCTTCAGCACCAGCCTGAGTAAATACATTAGATATACTCTGAGAAACCATGTCTACATTTTCAGTTGTGTTAGAATGGTCAAACGTAATAACATCATACTGTAACGGTGAGTACCCTGATCCTACAAGTTCTGGAAGAGCTGCGTCAATTAAAGACTGCATTTCTTGAACCAATTCAAGCGATACCGCAAAATCGTCAACTCGATCAGAATCATCAATAAGTGGAATCTTACCAATCAGTAAAGCATAATTTTCTAATTGCGCTCTATCTGACGCAAGCTGCTCATAGTCCTTCAAATCCATCAAAGGTTCGAATATTCCAGAATAAAATGGTATAGGGAAAATTGCCTCATCGTTTGTATTTGCGATAGCGCATATAATCTTATCGTCAGGAAGCACCATCCAACGATTTGCTTGCGGATCTTCCTTATATAATTTCCAACCCTCAACGAAGCATGTTGCCCATAGACCATCTATTTTTCCTGTTGGATCTGGCTCTACGAAAATGCTATTGGTTCCGGATGAAAAATAACTTAAATCCCAACATACGACCCACTGTCCATTTTCATTTTTACCACGAATCTTTATATATCGTGTATCCAAAGGCATAATCCATGCACCATCGTTTTTGTTGTCATAAACATATCCGCAGAATATACCATCACGAATCAGCATGATCATCATATTCTGGAATTCTTTATCTATATCAATATTGTGTAATCTTTGAGCCACACGCTGAAATTCTTTTACCAGTTTTATGTAATCAGGTTCTTTAGTAAGATCGTACTTCTGCATTAGAGTATATCTGTATAATGGCATAGTCGCATACGAATTAATAATTTTCTTATACACGGTATTCGTCCTATACAAATACCTACTCACTTCCCTAACTTCATTCTGATAGTTATATGGATTTGCTAAATACTTTTTAATCAAATCTTTAGTGTACCTATAAAAACTAATGTTAGTTCCCTTACCAACATTCTGCATTAATATCTCTTTGAGTTTCCGAAATTGTAAAGCACGTTTCCTTTCCTCAACAGATTCATCATTATCAATGCTTTTTCTCTTTACTCTATAATCCATACGTTCCTTCTCAACTTCAACCGCAGAAGATGGGAGAGTAGTATTGTTTTTCTTATCTAAAACCTTAGTAGTCTTTCGACTACCTTTTTTCTTTTTACTATCAAAATTGTCATCTATACTTCCATTACTATACTTCTTTACAATTTCAACAGCATTTGATTTTTGCTCAGTCACAGCCCCACCTCCTCATTAATAATATCGTGTTTGTGATTGTCTCAACATTCTCGGTTGACGAACGTAAGCAAATTGTTTTAGTATTTCTTTTTCTATTGTGGGTTTGCGTTCTTGAACAGCCAGATCACTCGCAATCTTATAAGAGTATGCAAGAGAAGAATATCTATCCTTTCTGTTCCCAGAACGCTCCTTAATTTTTACCATTGTTCCATTTTGTGTATAATCAAGATTAACAATCTCATTAATCAGTAGCGATGTTTGGATGTACGGCAACTTAAGCATGTGCTTATCTGTCTGGGACAACTTGTTATAACCCTTAATCTTAGTTACCACCTCATCAGCATCATTCTCTGTTACAAGAAGATTAATCTTATTATTCTGAAATCCAGCACGTAATCCAAAAGCAATTTCGCTATTGAACTGTGCAGAAGCTTTTACACTCCATACCACTTTACGTGCATTTTTTACTTTACATCTATCTGCCATAACAATATCATTACAACACGAAAGTGCGTCATATGTTACTTGATATTCTTCATCGTATTGATTTCTGATTATAAAATCATATACACCAAGACCTTGCAATTTGTTAGAATATAAGTTTTTTATCTTATATATCAAACAGTTTCATTCCTGTTTGTTCAGCATACTTTTTTATCTTCGTTTAATATATCGGATTTGTGATTTTGTAAAAACTCATCTAATTGTTCTCGTGTATTATTGTGCCTACCATATTCATTATGAAATAAATTATGACATTCCATACATAATGTTATACCATTATCAACATCAAATCTATCTTCTGGATTGTCTTTCCAATTTTTAATGTGATGAGCATTAATATAAACTGGCTTTTCAATTCCAGCTTTACTTATTGCGCCACAACATTGACATGTATAACCGTCTCTTCGAAACACACTTCTTCGCCATTCACGATATTTAGGGTCATATCTCTCGGTTCTATCATAAGACGCTTTATCACCTTTCCATACAGCACTGTTCTCACCAGAATTGGCTTTCTTCCATTCTTCTGTTTGCATATAGTATTCAACACCATACTTTTTTAAACAATTTTGAATTCTCTTATTTTTAACAGTATCAGTTTGAATTGGGTATATTGTCCCGTATTTTTCTAAAAATGTTTTATTAATTTTTTCTCTTACTTCATCGTTGCATAGGGTACATTCTGTACCATATTTCTCAAGCTTTATTTTATTAACTCGCTCCCTAAATGAATCTACATGCCAAATACTTTTTACACCATAATTTAATAAGCAACATTCTTCTCTTTTCTTATTTATACAATCTTTTTCAAGACAAGTATCTTTCCCTGTTGGTGACAAAATATTATACTGATAATACTTACGCCATTGTGTAACAAATTCTTTTCCACAATAGTCACATTTTACAGTAACAAGAGCGCGAGAATGTGGAGTTAAATCATTTATATTCACTTCAAATTCATCGCCCATTTTTGTAAAAGTATATCCTAAGTCGGTATAATATTTTTTGTTTTTTGAATTCCATTTTAAAATTGCTACTTCACTAATCAACATAATTACTTCCTCCTTAAAAATAAAAGACCAGATACAATCTGGTCTTATGTCTATAAGGTGGTCGGTAATTATCCAACAAATCCTTATAATATTAAATTTAAAATAAAGATAGAGCAGCCTCGTGGGAAGATTATATTCTTTATTTCTATAAAGGTTCACTTCCTATGCTTTGCCCCTGACTAAACTTTTGAATTTAGCCTTCGGTTCGAGTTGGCATCTCAGCTTTCTCGCTTTATTCTGCTCAGTTTCAACCACTGTCACCAGTAGAAGCGGCAAAGGTTTACCGTTCGTATCAAGTACCAAATCAGTACATTCATACTGATAAAATAATCTCATGACAAGAATACCAAGTTGGTCTGTAGTCAGACCTTCGTTCGATTCTATATAAACTATATTACTAATATATTCATTTGTAACTTCTGTTGGAATTACACTATTAATTATCAAAGCAGAAGCATCATTATTTTGTTTCTTCCTACTTTGCATCAATGCAACGTCAACAGAAAGAATTCTTCTTTCATTATGTTGTAACGGTGGCGGTTTAGCCCCAAGTATTCTATATATTGACAGTGGAAGAAATGCATTTTTAATTTTTCTCCTTTGAGAAATGCTGTCATAAGTAAAGAATGTTCCATCAGAATCACCGTAAAATAAACATTCAGATTCCATGCTAAAAGAGATTGAGTCAAAACTCGCAACTGACATCTTGTCTTCAAAATCTTCTCTAAATTGCAACCCTTCTTTGATTGTGATTTGGTAAGGAAGACCACAACAAAAATATTTTTTCCTATCGTCCAACATATTTACAAAGTATGATTTCAATTCATCATAAGACCAATTCGATTTGGTAGAACATGTACTTGCCATAATGATCGAGTTACGTTCTTTAAGTTGGGCATATTTTGGATCGTTTAAATATCCTGGAGAACGTGGAGATGTTAAGAAATTTTTCAATACTGCGTTGATTACAGA